GCCAGTCCGTGTGGTGATGAAGTTCCGGCGCGGGTCCGGCGGCTCGCGGGTCAGCGTCCGGGCAAGCACCTGCTGTCCGACCTCGCGCGGCAGTCCGGCCAAGGCGGGGTTGCTGGCCTGCAACTCGGACCAACGCCGCTCGGATTCCTCTTCCCGCTCTTGCTGGCGCCGCTGGTAGGCCGTGAGCATCGAACGCGACACGGCACCGGAAACGTCGCCCATCTGCCCTGTAGGGGCTCCTACGGGCCTGCGGCGGTACTGTTCGGCGAGGTTCTGCCCGAACTGCCCGAGACCGGCCAACGCGGCCTGAATCTGGATATTCCGGTCGCCGCCGAGCAACGGGTTCCCGGTGCGCGGCACCGTCGCCGGGATCGGCTGCGGAACCGCGCCCTGGGGAACCGGCGGGATCGTCTGCGCCTGAGCGCCGCCGCCGAACAGCCAATCGAGAAAGCCGGCCATAGCTACGCGACCTTGCTGTAATCGACCATCTTGATCCCGAACGGGTGACGCTTCACCGCCGCCGGGTTGGTCTTTTCAACGTCCTGAGCCATCACGCCCATCTGACGCGGACCACCCCACTTGTAGCGGTAGGTGTAGATCGGCGTGCCTTCGTCAGTCTTGCCGACGCGCTTGATGTCCTCTTTCACCCGGCGGTCGGAAAACAGCATCATGCCGAGCGACGCAAGCTGGCTCGCCGTCCCGATCCCCTGCCCGAGCGTCGAGAGGAAGTTGTTGCCCTGCATCGGGACGGTCTGCGTCGATGTGGACGTGCCGCCGCCGTTCTGGCCCCGGATGATGTCCGAATACTGCTGAAGCTTCGCCGCTTGGAGGTTCTGTTCGAAGTTGTGCCGGGCAATCGCAGCGTCGATCGCCTGCTGGCTGTAGCCTTCCTGCGTCTGGCCGGCTGCGGCCAGTTTGGCGAGGTCGCTGTAGTCCGCCTCCGCCAGTGCGGGGGCCTGACCAATGGCCGCGTTCTGATAGCCGCGCTCGGTGTTGTAGGCGTTGCCGTACATCGTCGCGGCGTTGCCGGCCAGGGTCCGATTGAGCGAGTCCTGAGACTGCGTCTGGGCATCCACATGCGCCCCGGAGCCGTACCGGCCGGCGAGCGAGAACCGCGCGTCGTTGCTCGGCGCGATGTTCTTCATGTAGTTGTCGATGACCGGCTGATTGGCGTAATCGACCGAAGCCCGCAGGTTCGGATTGCTCGCCGGGTCCAGATACTTGCCCTGGAGCGTGTTGAGGTTGACGTTCTGCGCCGCCGGCAACAGCGGGTTGCCGTTCGAGGCGCGGTTGATCGTCCCCGTAAGAGCCGTCGAGGTCGGCGTGCTCATTCCGGCGTAGGTCTGGCCGGGGAAATACGTCGGCGACGCGGACTTGTAGTTCGCCTGCGCGCCCTGCGCGACCTCGGTGAGATACGGTTGCAGATAAGCCGGCGGCTCGTTCGTCGTCTTCTGCGTGACCGTGCTTGGCGCAGATGGTCCGCTACTCATAGCCGCACTCTCCATTTCACGCCGACTTTCTCGGCGCCGGGAATGATCTTCCAGCCTTCGCGACCCTCGAACCGGACCTCTACGCAGTTCTGCTGCTTTGCGTAATCAGTGAGGCGCCAGCATTCGTCAATCCAAGAGTTCATGTTCGAGCCGCCGCAGAAAAGCACCGTCAGGACGTTGCCGATCTTCTTGCGGGCGATCTCGGTCAAAAGCACCGCCTCGATCGGCCCGCTCGGCGCCGCTACCCAAAGCTCCATCTCGCCAATCGCCACCGCGTGGCGGACATCGTTCGTTCGGTACTCTTCGCAGGTGCGGTCAAGGATGGCCTCGATCGGCTTCCACACGGCCGGGTTCTCGACCTGATAGGCCGGGACCGAGTACCAGTTGGATGTGGGTTTGAGGTTCGTCGCCATCATCCGACAATCACCACTTTGAACGTCTTGTCCGCGTTCGCATCGTTGGCGTGGTTCAGCGTTGCGCTTTCGTCCGTCTGATTGGACGGGTACGGCAGCGCAATCGCCTGCGCGTTCGCGGTCAGGGGCGTCAGAATCAGCGCCGAAAAAGGGTTGATCAGCGGATGGGTGAGCGTCGTCGTCGCGGAATTAGCCGTCAGCGTGATCTCGGTCACGTTGTTGGTCTTGCCATCCCGAACCTCATTGACCACGCGCGAGACGTTTGGTGGCGTGTCTCCCCGCGGGGCCAAGCGAGGAAAACTCTCGACGTGTAGAGTCATCGGTTCCCCGCCGCGCTGTACACGATCTCGTCCACGCCCTGGATGTGGTCCCAATCCTCGCCGGCCGGGATCGAAATCCGGCCCCGGACGTAGCGGGCCTTCGTGCGAAACTTGCACAGCTTGTCGCCGCTCGACGGGGTGGACTCGGACGTGAAGGTGACCGCGTCGCCGAGCGTCTGGCGATAGCCGAGCGACAGGCGGACATCCGTGTCGTTGCCCTCGACCACCGGCCGCGCCGCACGGATGAATGACTTCTGACCAATGGTCGGCTGTTGTTCGTTCGTATCGACCGTCGCCGCCAGGGCCGCGCCGTCCGAGAACATCAACTCGTGCGACGTGTTGAACGCCGCCAGTTTCGGCACCACGGTCCCGGCGTAAATCTCGCTGTCCAGGGACGGAGCGCCAGCCGCGTCGATATCATCCGCATACCCGTCGTCGTCATCGATGCCGAGCGAGTTCTGTGCACTGCCGGTCGCGATCATTTCGTGGTCGCCGATGCCGGTCACCGGAGCCCACCGGCCGACCTCCCACTCATAGGCCCAGACCGTGTTGGGCGTCCCGCTCGAAGCCCCGCCATCGGGGAATGAGATCAGGTACAGCTTGTTGAGCGGATCGATTGCCGACGTGACACGGGAGAGGTAGTTCTGATCGACCGTCTCCCAGAACGTCCGGTCCACCTTCCCCGCCCCGATGGCTTTCAACCCGGCGGTGTCGCCGTTGGCGAGTTCGTAGAACCCGGTCTTGTGGACGAAGAACACGCGGTTGCCGTGCGAGGCTACGGAACCCTGGATCGAGCAACCGATGCCCGTGGCGATCTCGTCGCGCTGGAACTTCGTTGGCGGTCCGACGAACGAATAGCGCTGGATCGCGTCGTCCTGGAGAACGATTCCGAACTCTCCGCCGGCCTGGCCCCGGATGTTGCCCCCGGCCGGGATGACCTGGGAATCCGCCATCGTGGTTGCGGAGGTCGCCCAAGACTCGGCGTTGTTGATTGCGGACCACTGGTTGGTACTCTTGGCGCTGTCCAGTTTGCCGGCAAAGGCGAAGTCGCGGACCACAGTGATAAATTCCGCAGTCGGCGGAGTACCACCAAGGGCCACGAACTTGACCGACCCGTCCACGACATCCGACAGGGTGAAGACCTGCGGCGCGTCCGTTCCATTGAACGCAAGCAACAGGTCACCGAACTGGACGAACGACCATTGCGCCTCATCGCCGACCGCGTAGTCGCCGCCGGATGCCCTGGTAACATCGTTCCACGCCGTCCCGGACAGCGCGTACAGCTTCGTGGCGGTTCCGGCGAACACCCGCGCCGACCCGTCGATCGCGCGGCCGTACCAAAGCCCGCGAGCGCGGGCGCCGAGCGCATTCGTGGAATGCACCGTCATCGCCTTGAACGGGCGATAGCTCAACGCGCTCGGCAGGACGTTCGCCACGGACGGCGTTCCCGGCGACTGATAGGGCGCCTGATCGGGCATCCATTCGGCGACGGGAATGAGCGGCATCGCCTACCCCGTGCGAATATCGTAGGCGTCGCCGGCCACGAACGGCGCATCGACGCGGAGAACCTTGAGGCTGCGGCGGCGGCGCGTCTCGCTCTTGAGCGCCTGGAGCAGCATCGGAATCCGGCGCTCCATGCGTGCGGCCATTCCATCATCATTGATGACGTTCGTCGCCAGATCGTGCTTGGCGTGGCAGCGGATCAATTCTTCCGCGTCCGTTGTCCAAGCGTTCGAGTCGCCATCGGCGGACAGCGCAGTCAGGCGGTAATGATCCGACATCGTCACCGTGCGGACGGCCGAAGGGATCGGATACATCCTGAGTTGCTGGGCGTGATAGGCGTAGCGGTACGGCGGATCGCCCGTCATCCCGCCGTCCTGCATTGCCGCGATCTCGTCGAACGTCGCCGGCAGAATCTGGTACCGAGTCGTGCCGATGGTCGCGTACATATCGTCGATCTCGATCAGGTTCGGGATCGCGGCCAGGGCTGCCGATCCGTAATATTCCTGATTGGCAACCAGCGAAAACGTGTCGGTCACGCGGCTGTTGAAATAGAACCGCTGGCGCTCATAGAACGCGATGGCGCTCTGAATGGCAGCATTGATCTGCGACGTGAGATTGCTATCCGAAATCTCATCGGCGATCCGCGAGCGCATTGTCGCGTACGTGGTCATCAGCCGGCCTTTCGCGGACGGCCCGGCCGGCGCCGCTCGCCGTAGACCTCACCCGTCACAGTCGGCAGGCGCGGCCCCTCGGGCGGCCCCATCGGGCCGTC